TTTTCCAATATATTATCAAATATAATATCAATAATTATTACAGATTTATATGTGATATTATTAGCACAATATTGTTTCTAATGTGCAAGAACACGGAGGCTTAAGCGCAGCAAAAACCGAAGTTTTCTGTTCAAACTATTTATTTTCACATCGTAAATTATGAGTGCTCTATCAGCAGTTATAAAAGATTCGAAAAATATAACTCCTACCTCCGGATTTGGTTCGCTCCAAAACGATTCCATTTCTCCAAAAAATTCATCAGATAATATTACAGATAAAAGTTGGACCGTTACAAATACAAATACTTTATTGAAATGGATATCCATAGGTTCACATTACATAAAAGTATTAGAGAAAAATATTGCAGATAATCGTATGGTTATTCGAATAAATACAATTCAGTCTATTGCGCTGACAACTGCAACTGGGTCTATTGGGGTATCTCAAATAAGCTCCATATTTTCAGCACAGACGCAAATGGTACTAACTTTGATATTTACAGTAATGTCGTTTTTCTTGACCTTGTCTACAGGCGTTATCAAAGTATTACTTATTCAAGAAAATTTAGAAAAATATATTCAAGTAAAACAAGAATGGACATCCTTTATTACCAATATTTCTACAGAACTGCAATTACCTAGGAGTGAAAGGCAAGACGCCATAAAACTAATCCGAGACAATAAAATGATGTATTTGTCGTTGTTGAATAAAGATATTGAATTGAATTACACTTCGGAACACCACGCGAGAAGACGTATAGAAGATGAAATAACTATTAGTAAAGTAGAACTAGATGAAGAACGTAAAAATAATGTTTTGAAAAAAACTGGCAAAAATGATTTTTTAATTGATTTAGATTTTTCGAAAAAAACGGCACTTCATAATGATTACGCCAAAATGATGAATAGTGTTGGTATTTCAATATCTGATATTACAAATCACATAGTGAAAACAGAGCTTCAAGCAATAGTAGAATTTGATTTGGAAGCACAATATAGACAAGTAAAAAAAAAGGAAACACAACTTGTAAAAGAACAATTCACGATGGAACTCCAAAATAGAGTGAAGGATATGGAAACGAAGCGTGCGTCAAATATGCTTATGATAACACAATCACAGTCAAATCCTACACCTTTACGTGGATTAACTCGTGATGTCTCAAAAATAGATGTAAATAAAATGATAGATGTAAATAAAATGATAGATGTAAATAGAATGGATGAAGAACACTCTGAAACTATAGATAATGATATTGCTGAAAATGATAAAGAGTCAAGTGGGTTTTTTAGAAATTTGTTTAGAGTATAGTGGAGTGGAGCGAGCCGAAGGCGCCGGTTGTAAGCGTAGCGTAGCCGGAGTTTGGATGTTACACAAATAAACCACCTCTTCCTCTTTCCTTCTCTCGTGTACCTTTTGTAAATCTTTTACCAAAGATACGTTTCATCATTTTATTTTTTTTTGTTTTCTTATTTGTTGGTGTTTTCTTATTTGTTTTGTATGTTTTACTCTTCTTATGTATTGATTTCTTTTTAACAATCATTTTATCACTTGGCCTGTATCTTAAAAACCATTCTTCAAATTCCGGATCATTTATTTTCCCCTTTAATTCTTTATGTTTTTCGGATTTTTCGGCACGCATTTCTTCCACTGTTTCTTGATGTCCGTAACAATTAATACTAAATCGCTTTAATAACCCAGATTGTTTTAAACGGTTTTCTTGTTGAACGTCAAATAAAAATTGCGACATGCAAATAATTCTATCAGTGTTAAAATAGTCCCTTCCCGAATATAAAAACGCCAAATAAAAACTCAACATAGTATCAATTGTCGCTATTTTTAACGGATGTCCATCAATATTAATTATATTATAACTGTGACACGCAATGGGTTTATAAATGAACGCAATGGTATCTTTTCCGAGTAATATTTGATAATGAGGCGCAATAATATCCCCAATTGCTTGTCTTTCAACAATCTTTATATTTTTATAACCATCATCTTCTAATCGTTCTTTTAAAATGTTCGCGGTTTTATCGGGTTCTTCCGACAATACATCAAAATCAGGAACACTTTCTAATTGTTTTCTTAATTTTTTCGGCATATATTGTGAATATAATGAAATAGCATAACTCCCGAAAAAAACGACACCTTGTTGTATAAACGAATCTCTCACGGTTTTATATATTTTCTCTTGGTCGTTTTTAGCAACTAAATCTCTTTGAAAATCCATATCACTACAATGTGTGCCTTTCAATGGGTAATTTTTATTCAGTAATGTTAAACGCTTTAATACCTTTTCCCATCGTCCAACATCGCCAGCAGGTCTGGATAATTCTAAATACATTGACATTCTAAGAAAATTGGGAGGCGCATATAAAATACCATTTACCTTAACACAATCATTTTTTAACGCATTATAAATATCTTTATGAACATAGGTTATATCAGCCATACCCAAAAAATTGACAAAAACTTTATATGTTCCGTGATGTTGTCCCGATTTGGCCTCCACCTCAAGAAATCCCTCTTTCACGTAAATATCTGCTAATTCTTTTGCGTCTCCTAATGCGTCTATACTAAAAAAATCGTAATCAGATAACTCAATATCTTTATTGTAAAATTGGTCTGATTTTGGTAATATATTATTTATTGCCGTTCCACCATATACAATGAGTTTTTTACGCCTGATAAAATTCTCTACAATTTCAATCATTCGCTTAATTTCAGGTGAATTTACAGATGCTTTTCCAATTTTTTCTTCTGCCTTATCCACGACTGTACGTAAAATGGCTAATTCACAATCTTGAAATGATAAACCTTTATCACATATTTTGTTTTTCATATTATTTTGTCGGTATATTATATCTGTATATAATATTATCTGTATATAATATTATATTTTCTACAAAATAATATTATTACGATTGAATTGTCTAAATTTTGAAGTTATAATAATCCGCTTTCACCTCTCTTGTCTGGAACGAAAGAGCCGGATTTTGTGGAGTTGCGTCAGGAATAATGACAGGTATATATCGCAATCGCTCTGGTTTTAAACAAAACGCATATCCAGATTTGTCAAAAAAAGATTCATTTTCTTGTATATTGACATCATTCATTTGATATCTCATTCCGGTCATCTGTACACCAGTCTCTCTACAAACAATACCACTTGGATTTGAAGGATTAGATGAATCATTATCAGGCATTGCAATAGTCATATTCTGTTTATTAAAATCTTGAAGTTCAACAATATCCGGTGTATTTTTTACACTATAATAGGTTAATGCGCGCATAAAAATAGAATTACTCGTTATATTCACATATTCATAAAATTCCTTGTTTTCCATAAAACTATTATTGGATTTTTCGACAATAACAATTATTTTTTTTTGTAAGTCTATTAGTTTTAGATTTCCCATATTTTTACCATTATTTTCATAACTTGTAGCCGATCCAAGAAATATTGAGTCATATTGTTTAAAAATAGCTGCTAAATTCTTATACATTTCCGGGTTGGTAGATTTAAATCTGAAATGAAGTATAACAGGATCCAATGGATTGGGTGCCGTGCTTCCTGAAAACGCGTAATTAGCAATAATATTCATTGCTTCTGACACGGGAACATAGTTGTATGTTTCCTTAACAAAATTACTTTTTACGGTGCTTGTTGCAATAACGGGTTGATTATTCACCGAATATATTTCGAAATCTAACCCTCTAACACCCTGTTTCAAAATATCTTTAAGAGCACACGTTGCTACAAAATCATTTTTATATGTGCCTGTGCTGCAGCAATTATATGCGGTTTTAATATAATAATCTCTAAATAAATAATTGCAGTTCGGGTCATTTTTATTTAAAGAAGTAATACGTCCATTTATTTTAGAGTAAAGTTTATCTATTGATGAACAATTGGTTGTTTGTAACGTAGACATACGCCACAAATATATTGTTACAAAAATGACAATAAGTATGATAAATGCTAATATTATATTTGCGGCTGTATCTTCCTTAAGTGCCATTATTTTATTCAATGTATTTTCTATTGCGTTTGATGATTTTGAATTTACTAGCATATTGTCTATATTATTATATTATTATATTTTTTATAATAATATTTTTAGACAAAACAAAACAAAACAAAACAAGACAAAACAAAACAAAACAAAACAAAACAAAACAAAACAAAACAAAATGTCCAAAAAAGGTAAAAGGGTATAAATATATATTATTTGTATAGTATAACTAAAAAATGGCCGGCGGTTTATTACAACTTGTCTCACAAAGTCAACAAAATATCATTTTAACAGGAACACCCCAAAAATCATTTTGGAAATCTACTTGGATGCGTTATACTAATTTTGCACTTCAAAAATTCCGATTAGATTTTGAGGGAGCGCGCACATTACGGTTATCCGAAGAATCTATATTCACATTTAAAGTAAAAAGATATGCAGATTTATTGAATGATTGTTATATCAGTGTGGAACTCCCCAATATATGGTCGCCGATTATGCCACCAAAAACAGACCAAGAATCTGAAGCTACAAATTCAGGCGTATGGGCACCATATGAATTTCGCTGGATTGAAAATATCGGTGCGCAAATGATTTCAAATATTACAATTACTTGCGGTAATCAAACACTACAAGAATTTTCGGGTGCATATTTGCTCACAATGGTTCAGCGCGATTTTTCAGCTGAAAAAAAGGCACTATTCGACAAGATGATTGGAAATGTACCGGAATTAAATGATCCTGCTAATTCAGGTACTCGTGTAAACGCATATCCAAATGCGTATTATACACCCGATCCTGCTGGGGCCGAACCGTCCATTCGCGCCAGAACATTGTATATTCCAATGAACGCGTGGTTCAATATGAAGAGTCAAATGGCGTTTCCATTAACAGCACTTCAATATAATGAACTGCAGATAAATGTAACAATGCGTCCTATACAAGAACTATTTCAAATTCGTGATGTTATGGACAGTGCGAATAGTTACCCGTATATTGCGCCAAATTTCAATCAATATTATATGCAATTTTATCGATTTTTACAAACACCACCCGATGTTGAATTGGGTGTCGGTTCTTATATAGATACAAGAACGTTGTGGAATTCAGATGTGCATTTAAACTGCACATATTGTTTTCTATCTAACGACGAGTCTAGAGTATTTGCACTTCAAGAACAGAAATATTTATTCAAACAAGTGCGCGAAAATATTTTTTATAATGTGACGGGATCGAACAAAGTTCAATTGGATTCAGTTGGTATGATATCAACTTATATGTTTTACATGCAACGAAGTGATGCAAATTTAAGAAACGAATGGAGTAATTACACAAACTGGCCGTATAGATATTTACCTATTGATATTACGCCCGCGTTATCTACAGGAACTTTTGAAATTGTAAGAACGAATCCAGATGGTTCTACTACAGTAGTTGACATCGGACCGGGTGTAAATGCAAATGGTACATCAACCGGAAATTATATTACTGGAAATTATAATTTTGAAAATCAAAAAAATATCTTATTGAATATGGGTATTTTATTGGACGGCGCATATAGAGAAAATTCTCAACCAAGTGGTGTTTATAACTATATTGAAAAATATATTCGCACTTCTGGGAACGCACCAGATGGATTATATTGTTACAATTTTGGCCTGCATACATCACCATTTGATTTACAACCGTCTGGTGCAATTAACATGAGTATGTTTTCAACAATTGAACTGGAATTAGTTACGATAGTCCCGCCATTAGATCCTCAGGCTCAATCTTTGGTTATATGCGATCCACAATCAGGCAATATAATAGGCATTAACAAGCCGACATGGAGAATTTACGATTATAATTATAATTTGATATTCTTTGAAGAGAGAATAAATATGGTTACATTCGTGGGAGGTAATTGTGGGCTTATGTATGCTACTTAGATGGGTGAAGGGACATAAGTTATAAAATAGCTTAAAGAAACTCGGCTCGCTCCACATCCTCTAAAATCCTACAAATATTCATTCGCAGCAGGTGGCCCATCATACATAAATTCACCAGATAAGGTCTGTCGTTTTGGATAATTTTTCATATATACCTGTTGTCCCGGATTATATCGTTTATCAAACAATTCCGCACCGAGATCAAATGATTTTTTCCACGTATTGTCACCTTTAAAATATTCGGGTGGATTTTGATTTTGTTCTGTTTTTTTTAAATATCCCGGTTCATTTTCTATTGGCATTGCTTGAGTACCAATATCAGTCGTTAATATAGAAAATGTCGGCGAAATTGCAGTAGTCAATTTTCCTGCTTCATTTAAACCGGAAATTTTTACTGGAGGTGCCATCGGTGTTATTTGAAATTGGGGTTTACATCCGTAGCAGTCTAAATCAGATAAACATTGCGTCCCCGTTTTTGAGCAACGATTATTTGGACCACACATATTTTTACAACTATATGAAGTATTAATGGGGACATTTACATTATGATTTGTAGCAGAGTGGAGCGACCCGTAGCCGAAGGCGCCGGGGAGCGAGGGAACTCCGGAGACGTTAGTCGAAGGAGTTT